CACTTGGAACAAATACTTCAGGAAACTATGTAGCAACAATAACTGGTGGAACTGGTGTTACTTCTTCTGCAGCAACAACAGGCGAGGGAACAACTCACTCATTATCTATTGGTCAAGATGTAGCAACCTCTGCAAGCGTAACATTTGCAGGACTTACACTTAATAGTGGAAGTATATTATTTGAAGGTGCAACAGCTGACGCTCATGAAACAACTCTTGCAGTCACAGATCCAACTGCAGACCGCACGATTACTCTGCCAGATGCAACTGGTACCGTAGCACTTACTTCTGACATTACTACTCACGCAAACCTAACAGAAGCTCATGGTGCAACAGGGGCAGTAGTTGGAACTACAAACACTCAAACTCTTACTAATAAAACGCTTACTAGTCCAGTAATTACTGGAGCAGTATTTAATGATGGTTCGGTAGTTTTTGAGGGTGCAACCGCTGATGCCCATGAGACAACACTTGCTGTCACAGATCCAACCGCAGATAGAACAATCACACTTCCGGATGCAACAGGTACAGTAGCTCTTACAGCAAATAAGCTTTCGGATTTTGCAGCCACTTCTTCATCAGAACTTGCTGGAGTCCTTTCGGATGAAACCGGTACTGGTGCATTAGTATTTGCTAATACGCCAACACTTGTAACGCCAAACATCGGTGCCGCTACTGGCACATCTCTTACCCTTTCAGGTGACTTAACAGTTAACGGTACAACAACTACAATTAACTCAACTACTGTAAGTGTTGACGACAAGAACCTTGAGCTTGGTTCAAGTGCCTCTCCATCAGATGCTGGTGCAGACGGTGGTGGTATTACGCTCAAGGGAACTACGGATAAGACCTTTAACTGGGTTGACGCAACCGACGCTTGGACTTCATCAGAGAATATGAACCTTCTAACTGGTAAGTCATTCTTAATTGCAGGAACTTCTGTACTCTCTGGGTCAACCCTTGGTTCAGGAGTAACTGGCTCAAGCCTCACATCGGTTGGTACAATAGCAACTGGCGTATGGAATGGCACAGCAATAGCCGTAGCTAACGGTGGAACAGGCTCTACAAGTGCTGGAGACGCTCGTACGGCCCTTGGATTGGCAATTGGCACCGACGTACAGGCTTACAACTCTACGCTCGCTGCAGTGGCTGGTGGAACCTATACTGGTGATGATAGCATTGCAACTGTAGGAACTATTTCAGCTGGTACCTGGAATGGTACAGCTATCGCTGGTCAATACGGCGGTACTGGTGTCGCAAACACTGGTAAGACAATTACCCTTGGCGGTAACCTAACAACGTCGGGTGCTAATGCGGTAACTTTCACTTCAACTGGAACAACGTCCGTAACTCTTCCAACAACTGGAACTCTTGCTACTTTAGCTGGATCTGAAAGTCTTACAAATAAGACAATTGATTCTTCTAATATAGGCGCAACAACTAAAGGCACAGGAGCTTTCACTACCTTAACATCAAACGGTGCTACAACATTTACTGCAGCAACAGCGTCTTCATCTTACACAACTGGTACTTTAGTTGTAACTGGTGGAGTTGGAATATCTGGAGCTCTTTATGGAAACAGTAGTGCATTGGAAGGCTTTGTAGTTGACGGTGGCACATTCTAATAAAAAGTGGTATAATACTATCTTTAAGCATGGAGTAGAATATGGCCATTAGTAGTGGAAATACATCAGGTACAAGAAAAAATAACGTACCAAATATAGTTGGAGATAAACCAGCAGTTGCCGACCCTAAATTAACGGCAGCTGAGTTTACTAAACGGAACTGTAACTAATACTGCTTTAAATGACGCAACCGCTGGGCAACCTTTATTAACAAGATTAGATGAGATCCTTTCTTCTAACCCTGCTGCCAATACTGTATATCCAAGAAAAGAAGCAGTAGGATATACTAAGTATAGTCCTTATTTCCCACCGTTCTTCCCGCCATTCTTCCCACCATATTTCCCACCATTCTTCCCACCATTCTTCCCACCATATTTCCCACCATTCTTCCCTCCATTCTTCCCACCATATTTCCCACCATATTTTCCACCATATTTCCCTCCATTCTTCCCACCATTCTTCCCACCATATTTCCCACCAGCCTTTAAGTAAGGAGTAGCAAATGGCTAATGTTATTAAAATAAAAAGATCAGCAACAGCTGCTGCAACTCCAAACACCTTGGAATATGGTGAGTTAGCAATAAATTATATAGATGAAAAATTATTTTATAAAAATGGATCTAACTTAATAAAAGAATTTTCCTTAAACCAAAGTTCAGGAATAAATGCTGGTGGGAATATAGATGCAGGAACTCCAATCGACGTTTTGCTAGAAGCTGAAGTTACTAATAATATAGTAATCCTATACGATGGAGGGGAAATTTAGTGGCAGCAATTATTCAATTTAAAAGAGGATTAGCAGCATCTTGGACATCAGCTAACCCCACACTTGCTGTTGGTGAATGTGGCTTTGAAACTGATACTAAAAAGTTAAAAATTGGAACTGGATCAATCGCTTGGACCTCTCTTCCATATTTTTCTGGAGACATATCAGGAGCTAATTTAAATGATCTTGGGGATGTAACCATCACATCAGCCACGGACGGCGACTTCCTCAGATGGAATGGGACAGCATGGATTAACGACGCAGTAAACCTTTCAACAGATACTGTTGGAAATTATGTTAGTTCACTTGTTGCCGGAACTGGAGTAACCCTTTCAAATAACTCAGGTGAGGGAGCAACTCCAACAATTGCAATTGGGCAATCTGTAGCGTCTGGTGATTCTCCAACATTTGCAGGTCTTACCATTAATGGCGCAAGTATTATTATTGAAGGTGCAACAGCAAACGATTTTGAAACAACACTAACCGTCGCTGATCCAACCGCAGACAGGACAGTTACGCTTCCAGATGCTACCGGTACGGTTGCTTTAGTCTCAGATCTTACTACTCATGCAGACTTAACGGAAGCACATGGTGCAACTGGTGCGGTAGTTGGTACAACGAACACCCAAACTCTCACCAACAAAACTCTCACATCTCCAAAAGTAAATGAAGATGTTGTACTGACTTCCACAGCAACCGAACTAAACATTCTTGACGGCGCGACTCTTTCAACAACCGAACTCAACTATGTTGACGGTGTAACGAGTGCTATTCAGGCGCAAATTGATGCAAAAGCACCATTAGCTTCACCAACTTTTACTGGCACCCCAACACTGCCAACTGGAACGATTGCAACTACACAAACCGCCGGCAATAATACAACTGCAATTGCAACAACTGCCTACGTAGATGCAGCTAATGCATTAAAGGCGAACCTTGAGAGTCCTACGTTTACAGGAACAGTTAGTGCAGCAGGTCTTACACTTTCTGGCGATTTAACAGTTAATGGTACAACTACAACAATTAATTCAACAACAATTACTGTTGACGATAAAAATATTGAGCTGGGGTCCGTCACTACGCCGACAGATGTAACAGCTGATGGTGGCGGCATCACCCTTAAAGGCACTACAGACAAGACGCTCACCTGGGTTGATGCAACTGATGCCTGGACATCTTCTGAAGATTTCAACTTGCTCACAGGTAAATCCTATGAAATCGATGGGACATCAGTCCTTAATGCCACTACACTTGGCTCAGCAGTTACTGGATCTTCACTTACCAGCGTTGGAACAATCGGTACAGGCACGTGGCAGGGTACGGCAGTAGCTGGCGCATACGGTGGTACAGGAGTAGCAAACACTGGCAAGACGATTACTCTTGCTGGTAATCTTACTACAACAGGCAATTTTAATATAACCCTTAATACAGTTTTAGGATCAAGTGTAACATTACCATCTACGGGAACTCTTGTTAACGAAGCAGTTACAACCTTATCTGGTCTTTCTTCTATCGGCACTATAACTACCGGCACCTGGAATGGTACGGCTATTGCTGGTCAATATGGCGGTACAGGTGTAAATAACTCAGGAAAAACAATTACGCTAGGTGGTAACCTCACAACTTCTGGCATGTATAGTACAACTCTTACAGTTACAGCTGGTACAAGCGTAACTTTACCAACTACTGGTACTTTGGCAACGTTAGATGGATCTGAAACTTTTACTAATAAAACTTTTACAAGCCCAGTAACCAATAGCCCAACTCTAACCCTTTCAACTTCATCGTCTACAACAGATGCTAGACTTTCTTGGGATAGTACCAATAAAAAATTGCAAGTTGGTAATGGAACAATAACATTAGACTTTGCTTCTTCTAACGTTATAACCAATGCTCAGGTAGCTAGCTACACACTAGTATTGGCGGACAAGGATAAGTTGGTAGAAGTAAGTAACGCCTCAGCTAATACCTTAACTGTTCCCTTGAACTCTTCTGTAGCTTTTCCTGTTGGAACGCAAATTACAATACTGCAAACAGGAGCCGGACAAACAACTATTACGGCAACTGGTGGAGTGACAATAAATGCTACACCAGGACTTAAGCTTAGAGCTCAATGGTCTTCTGTTACTTTAATTAAAAGAGCTACAGATACCTGGGTTGCACTAGGCGACTTGCAAGCTTAGTCTTTTTTGACGCACCAAAAAGTAGTAGAGCACCAACGATAACCACTAGTTATTTCCATGACTCCATGAGGAAAATCATCATTAGCTGGAAAACAAACAAATAATCCAGGTTCTGGCTTTATTAAAAGATCTTGATTTGGAAAGTATATTTCTCCGCCATCAAAATCGTCATTATAATAAAGAACCGAACTAATATCTCTTGATGGATGTCCAGCTCCTGTTTTAAAGCCAACCTTTTCATTTTGAGCGGATCCATGATCAAGATGCACTGGCATTGAATCACCAGTCTTCATCTCTACTACACTGGATAATCCCTCATCATAAACGCTACAATTAAAAGAAGTTTCTATAATATTTTTTATTTTACTATAGTAGACTTCAAGCAAATTGGGCAACGTTTCACTTCCGTTTCCAGTATATACTCCATATGGAGAATATCCTGTTTCATCAAGTATAACTGGGGTATTTTTTAAATAAAATGTAATTTGTTCTGAATCTTTTTTATCTAAAATATTTTTTATAATATAAATCTTGTTCATTTTATTTTAACCTACAGTATCATCTGTTTCATTAACGAAAATCCAGTATCTAGAAAAAATTCTTTGGCCAGGAGTAAAACCACCTTTTACCGCATGAATCATGTAGCTTAAGTCTACAATTAACAAATCGCCATTAGACCACTCCCACCAATTTTGAATATTTACATTATTCTCTACTTGTTCTTTATACCAGGCAAGAATTTCATTAAATAATTTAATGTCTTTTTTTGATGGATTTTCTTTATTCACAGAATAAAGAAAATCTTCATAAATGGGATAGCTTGGAGAAAGTCTAATAATTTTTTCATCTTTAATTCTATGATTTTGTATACATTTTCTTGGTAAAATATATTTACCTTCAGTCATTACGTCGCACACGTCTAAGAAAGATTTCCATTCAACAGGCATTTCGTTATACAAATCAATTGCACTTACAAAACCTGTATTTCCTACACCTGTCTCACATTCAAAAGACAACATATTCCAAGAAGCTGCTACCTGAGGGTGTTCTTTTTTAACGTGTTCTAGATGCCACGGAATAAAAATTTCATTTTTAGACATTAATTTAATATTTTTATCAAAAGTAAAAGAATGATCTTCGTTGTCTTGTGAAGAAACATAATTGCAATTTAATTTTTTAGCAAATAATTTAGTAATTTTTTCCTGCTCAAAAATGTCAAAAAAACTTCTCCTAAAACATACTAAACCATATTTTAAAAATAAACTAAAGTACTTATCAATATTTTTTTCAATATCATCAAATGATAATTCATCCATATAAGCCTGTTTAATCATTTATAAAACCTTAGTTATTGTATAAAAAGATGGTGTAGTATATCTTTCTCCCGAGATAATACACTTTACACCGTGAAGGTAATTAACGTCCCCAGGGTGAGCAACCGCTAAGCCTGGTTCCGGCTTTACGATTAAATCGTAATCTGGATAGTACAGCTCTCCACCTTCAAAGTCATCATTATAGTAAATTAAAGAATTTATATCATACGTAGGAAAAGGATTAGGTCTTCCATCATTCATCTGTTTGTCGGCATGAGGTCTCTGCTCCATGCCAGGACGCCATTTTATTATCACTGGTGGTCTTGTCGATAATTCTACTTTAAAAGAATCTTCTAAACATTTTTTCATTTTTTGAATATATTTTTCTATAATATTATAGATGTCAATATTAATTCTTTCAAGTATGTCCCAGCTGCATTGTCTATCAGACCAATAAGAAGCATCGTATGTGCAGGTTCCATCTTCGGCATACTGATTTTCCCCTGCATCCATCCATTCAGAAATTGTAGGTAAAAACTTTTGTATAATTTTAAGATCTTCTAAGTCAACAAAATTTTTATATAATTTAATGTTGTTAATTTCTTTCCCAAAGTGCCCTGGTTTTATTAGAGATTCATCCATTTTATTACTCCAATGTAGCTTGATTTACCCTGTACCCTGTGCTATATTATATCATAACAAAAAGTCCGATTAGTATTGAGGAAAAAATGGAAATTTATAATGTAGAAGATCCAAAATTTGGTATAATTTTATATAGAGATGTAATGTCAGAAGACCTTAATCTCGTTAATCGATTAGAAGAAACTCTAAAAGATAGTGATCATGAATATTTTAAATGGAATACCGCTACGGTTGGGTATAATACGCCTATGCCTGATTATAGAGATTGCGTTGACCTAAAAGTTGGTCCAGCCCATTGGCCTCATCTTCCTGAGAATTTAAAGGAAATTAAAAATATTTACGATGATACAGACGCAATATTAAAAAAGTGTCTAGCAGATTATGAAGCTAGATATAATTTTAAAATGGAATTTATGGAATCTATCAACTTTGTAAGATATGAAGTCGGACAACATTTCTCAGTTCACACTGATCACGGTTTTTCATATACATGTACCCTTTCTTCTCTAGTATATCTAAATGACGACTATGAAGGGGGAGAACTCTGGTTTCCTTATATTGACTTAAAATTTAAACCCAAAAAAGGGGACGTGCTCTTTTTCCCATCAACTTATATATTCGCCCACGGAGCGATGCCGGTAACTGAAGGAATTAAATATTCTGCTGTTACCATGTTTGATTATAAAGATAACAATAAAGAATATCATCAAGCACTAAATACTAGCGATGAAACTAAGGAAGAATCTGGAGTTACCCTTAAAAAACTTTAAGATGACTAAAATAACTTTAACTAAAACTCATCAAAATCCACCAAAAATTAGTCAGTCTAGATTAAAAAGAGATTGGATGGATGAAACTTACAACAAACATGCTTACCGTTGTCTGCCTATGTCAGCTGCCAACGTTAATGGTTGGGAATTAATTCTTCAACAAGATGTTGTTATTCAATGGGATGGTGGAAATACTGTTCCTAGAGTTTTAGAGGGTGAGTTCTTGGATGGAAGACCAATCGTGATCCCTTCGATAATAGGGATTATTTCCTTTGCTACGGGATGGGCTATTAATACAGAGGAAAGTTACGACACTTGGGTAACCGGATCTCCTAATTATTTTATTGATGGAGCATCACCTTTGTCTGCCTCAATACCTAGTTCTTGGTGGCCTGATGAATTCAATATGAACTGGAAGATAACTAAGATTGGTGAACCAGTTAAATTTGAAGCAGGAATGCCGTTTATGTTTTTTAATATTTATAAAAATGATCTCTTAGAAAATGCAAAATTAGTAGTTGAAAACCTTTGGGATAAACCAGAACTAATGGCTAAACGTCAATCATACGGGGACGCAAAAATGAAGAAGCTTCACGAACAACCATGGACCTGGATGAACGGGATAAGAACCGGTTTAGACGAAAATGGCAATTCCATAGGTCCGAAAAATGATGGGTTATTAAAGCTAAAGGAACCATGTTCCAATTAGTTAATGATTATATCTCATTACTATAATATAATAATCTAAAAGTTTTAATCACAAAGTAGGGTAGTTTCATATGAATTTTTCAAATGTTTCAAAAGAACAAAAATTAGAAATTTATAACAAAAGAATAAACATAATAGAGCATGAAATACTTTCTAGAGTATTAGAAATAGGAATGGATCCTGATTTTTTTGATCCCAATGAATTTATCAATTCTTTTGAATCAATAGATAAATCAGTTGATAATTACAATATACAAACATTTATTAATGATTCTGTTCTTTCTTATTTGTCTATAAAAAATAAAATTAATCTACTAGAAAAAGAAGAAGATGGAATTTAAACTTTCTTCAAAAGAAAAATTATCAGTTTACAAACAAACAAGAAAATCTTTTGAAATGGACTTAGTTCAAAGACTTTGTGCAGTAGGAATAGACCCAGAAGACTTTAATGCAGAAGAGTTTATTCCAGAAGAAGATAGAATGTCACATTTTTATATTAAAGAATTGCTTTTAAAAATTGAAAAAGTAGAAGAAAAAATATTACAATTTGAAATAATTGTAAAGTCAGAGGAAGAGTAAATTTTAAATGATCTATAAAAATACAGAAGATTATGACCCATCTCTTTATGGTTGCTATGCCGTAACCAATATTAAAGAAGATTTTAAAATTTATACAGTTCACCCAAGCGGCTTAAAGGAGTATGAACAATATGACGTCTATGATATAGGGAATAAAACTTTAATAGCTTTTACTAAAATCTACACTTTAGCGGCAGAGTTTACTCTTAAAATTATTTCAGAAAATAACTCTGAAGATATAAACGCAGAAACATTTGAGGCTCTTGACGATATTCTTTCTGGTGAATATAATAAAAATGTTCACACATTCATATTGCACAACTCAGTTGGTCTCATATCTAAGGAAGAGCATGGTGAGTGGCTTGGTTCTGCAATGGATCCTAAAAGAAGGTGCGATGTGATAGATGATCACTATATTTCTATGCCTTTTTTAGATGCAAACAAAGAAAATGCTTCTGATATTTTAGATAGAACTTATTTAGGTAACGATACAGTCATAGGGTGGCAATTGGTTCTTCCGTCTATGTCTAACTTATACATAGCTAAGTTAACTCATGGTGAGATGAATGATAGGGCATATAAAGATTGGCCGGGAAGAGTTTTTATGTCTCAAACTTTTCCGCACATATTAAAAATGGCATATCAATGGGCAGCGCTTGCTAATGAGCCATGGAATTCTAATGATACAATAGCCCTAAAGTGTAAGGCAGCTTTTGATGACTGGGATATCCCAGAAGACGCGCTTCAAGAAATAGTCAGCTACCAGCCAAGCACAGTGCTTGAATACTATTTTAATGGAGATGAAAATCCAAGACAATCAATAAATGAACCTTCAGAAATTTCACCAAAGTTCAAGCAGTGGTTTATGTCGAAGATAAGATATAAAACTCTTTATTCATTAAATAATAATTATCCATTAGAAATAGAAATTCCTTCTTCTATGTTAAATAAAGAAAATGAATTCTTTCAAACTATTGTAAGTGATTTTCTATTAGAAAATGCTCTAGATCCAGATACAACTTCATGCGTTGATATATTAAAAATTATTTATGAATCTCCAGGTTATGAACAACTTAAACATAAAAATAACAGTGTAGATAATGTAATAATAAAATATTTTAGTTTTCTTGAAAAAGAAGAAAGAGAATTAGTAAAAGAATATATTTTTTCAACTACAAAACCAATGGGTTTTTCTGAATAAAATAAATAGTATTATTATTGATACTATATAATTAGTAGAAAGAATTTAGTAGATAAATTGTTGGTAAAAGATAATTCATTAAACGACAGCTTGTATAATCAGATATTAAATGATTCATCTTTTTTTCCTGAACTAATGAATCATGGAGAAAAAATAGCAGAACATCTAAATTCATACCACAATGAGAAAAGTGATTGCTTCGCCCCATATATGTTTTGGGATGGTTGGTGGAGAACTCCAGCTAACACGTTAAAGAAAAAAGTTATTCAATCTCTATGGGAAGATTTAATGATTTGGAATCTAGATGATATTCTGGGATTTGAGTATTGGACAAGGACTTATCTTCCAGGACAATACTTAGATGTTCATGTGGATGAAGACACATTCCTTTACTCAGAGTCAAAAATTTTTACTGGACCAATATATGGTTGTGTTTTTTATGGTAAAGAAAATAAAGATGGTGGATTTTTAGAAATACACAAAAAAGCATTAGAAGATGGCAAAAAAAATATACTAGAAAAAAAATATATTAAAAAATATATATCTTTAAAAAAAGATAGAGAAAAAATAAGCTACAAAGGAAATAGGGCTATTTTTTTTGACGCTGGCCATGTGTTACATAACACTGTAGGGTCAAAATCTGGTATAAGGCAAGTTCTTGTTATTAACATTTGGCATAAAGACAATCCGCCCTTAGCGTTATCTAATGGAAGTTTTTTCTACGAATAAAAATATTATTATATGGTATAATTATTATATGACTCAAGTAAATAATCCATTAGACATTTTAGGAAAATGGACACTATCTGTAAATACCCCATTTGGCGAAGAAGATTACGCATTGAATATAGAGGCAACAAATTCTTTTTTTTCCGGATCAGTGTCTCACGAAAAAGGCTCTTCAGTAATCTATGATGCTAGTTTTGTAGATAATACTTTTCATTGTTTTGTGCAAACAGAATTTCCTATTAAAACAACCGTATCAATAACTGCAGATCTAATAGAAAATAATAAAATAGCTGGAATATTAGAGATGGACCAGTATCTAACGACTTCATTTATTGGAGTTAAATGATGTCTTTTTACAATTTTTCAGCTTCTTCAATACATGGAAGAGAAGATTATCTTTCTGAATTTAAAGGCAAGATAACATTAGTCGTAAATATAGCCAGCAAATTTGGTTATGAACCCCAGTGTTCAAAATTATGGTCATACGCAAGAACATGTAGACAACTTGGACAATTGCAGTCCGTACATGAGGAGTTTAGCGATAGAGGTTTTTCTGTATTAGCATTCCCTTGCAATCAGTTTGGATCAATGGATCCTGGTACTAATGAAGAAATAGCAGATTTTATTAAACAAAATTATTCTTTTGTTACTTTTCCTATTTTTGAAAAAGTTGAAGTAAATGGAAAAAATGAACACGAAGCCTTTGCCTTTCTTAAGGGTTATGAAAAAAGAGCTTATTCAGACTTTGCAGCAGACGGTAGTGAAGAGGCTCAAAAGGGTCAAAACCTAGCAGGCCAAGCAATGGCAAGAATCTCCCATAACTATGAAAAGTTTTTAATTAGCAGAGATGGAATGATGATATCTAGGTTTAACTGGCAAGACATGCCATTAGATGAAACTCCTAGAATTCAAGGTGCAGGGTGGACCATTAGGCAAGCTATAGATGAGGTATTGGGATAATGGAAGATAGTAGTTCTTTTTTTAAAAAAGATGAATCAAGAATGAGCAGTACTGCATATCCGGTATCGCCTAAGTTTAATGAATCAACAATAAAAGAAATAGCGGATTTCGAAACAGAAGAATTAGCACCTGGTATAGTCGTGATTAGAAATGCATTTAAAATAGATCAAGATTTAGTTCTTAGCCATATAGATTCAAGAGCTGAAGAAGCACATAAAAATAGATGGTCATACAAAGAAATAGATGGCGTTACATATGGAATTAATGAAGACGGATTTAAATATAGAATGGAAGATGTTCCAGCAGCTCCAGTGAGAATATTAGATCCAGTAAACCCTAAGACTGAAGAAGAAGTAAAAAATTTCTTTATTTATTTAGAAGATCAAATATACAAAGGTTTAATTAAATACATAGATCATTACCCATTAATGATTGGGTCTATTTGGTGGAAGACTAGAGGTCATATACTTAGGTATGGTGATGGTGGAATACTAGGGTGCCACGCTGATAACGACACAAATTACAAAGTAACTAATGGCGTTAGATACATGCCTAAGGGCATGGTTGCCTCTAGGCAGACCTGTGGAGCATTGTTGTATCTAAATGATTGCGTCGATGATGAAAGCGAACTAGATGGCAGAAACTTTACTGGTGGACATCTAAGATTTGTTCATTTAGGGGTTTCTTATAAGCCTCAAAAAGGAGATATTATATTCTTTCCGACAAACTACGTCGCAGCACACGATGTAGGAAGAATGGGTAACGGAGTTAGATATTCTTATCTAACATTCTTTGGACAAGGATCGTCTGACATACCGGCCAATGTGGTGATATCTGAACCATCAGAAAGTTTTGAATGGTGTCCCCCTGTGTGGTTCAATAATATTTATGACGATTACGAAATGTATTGCAGAACGCCTTATTCAAGATGGGAAAACAGATCAGCAGAATTTGGAGTAGAGGCTGGGTGGAATCCAGTTTACCAGGGTAGAGAAGTCACTCAATATTCACAAAGTCATGATATCGTTGAAGTTGATAAACAAGAGGAATTAAAACAATCAGATAACACTTTGTCAGAAGGGCCATGCGGTACAGAACCTAGGTTGATATAGTGTTTCAGATAAAAGAAGAAAATATAGAGATACATGATATGGGAATTGTTCTTTTTAAGAATGTACTCCCAATGCAAGATCATGGTTATATATTAGATTTTGCTAAAAGCCTACGTCTACAGGCTTTAAAGGATGATTTTACTTTTATTAACGATGATCTAGGTAATCCGTTGTATGCAATCAACAGAAGTGGGCATAGGTATGCTTTAGAAGATGTAGAAATTGCATCTAATCATATTATGAACTTTATGCACGAGGGGTTGGGTCAAGAATATTTTGCTTTCTTTAAAGCATGTGAAGATACCCTCTACGCCTGTATGCTTAGATACGTAGAGATATTCCCTATGATTCTTACCTGTTTATGGTGGAGAACTCAAGGTCATATAGTGGGTTATGGAAAAGGTGGAAGATTTGGCAAGCACTGTGATAATGATGTTAATTACCAACCAGGAGCAGAACCCGATCAACAGTTAGCTATAAGAAATGTTTTAGGTGGTCTTATTTATTTTAATGATTCCGTTAATGAGATTCAAGATAAACATGATTACGTAGGCGGTGAAATAGTTTTTCCTTACGCTAAATTTACTTATTTCCCAAAAGCTGGAGACGTTTTAATGTTTCCTTCTAATTATTTAGGAACACACAAGGTTATGGAATGTAAAGAGGGAGAAAGATACGCTTATGTTGGCTATTTTGCACATGGATCAAGTGATCCAAATAGAGGGGTAAATATCAGACAGCCTTCTGAAGTAATGGATAGCGGGCAAGTATGGATGCCAGATATAGTTAATGACTATTTGGAGGCAATAAAAAGAAAACATGCAAATACAGATCCAGAGTTAATGTCACTTTTAACTGAAGCCGCTAACAGACCAATGACAAGCAATGATACCAATGAAGAAATTGGAAGATTATGATATTCAATAAAGTGGAACCAAAACACTTAGGTGGTGGAGTTGTAGTATTTGAAGGTTGTATAGATTTAGATTGGGAGAATTTACTCAAGAGATCAAATAACCTAATAGAAGAAGAATGGAACGAGATGTACTCTCCGGGGATAGACCCTGAAACTGGTGAAGAGATATACGTGAATAAAAGTGGGTACTTCTTTAATAGGGACAGCATTGACTTAATGCCAAAAAGAGCTAGCGCTATACACTACAAAGACAATGAAGATTTACGTGATTTTTTGTCTTTTATAGAGTCAGTAAAAGACAAATGCTTGCTGCAATATTTTGAATTATTTCCATTAGCTTACAAATGTGTATGGTGGAAAGTTAAAGGTCACATATTGCAATATCCAAAAAATGTTTATCTTGGTTCCCATTCCGATATTAGTGGTGATTATATATACGGCGTATTAGAACCTCAAGATCAATTAGCTTTGAGGAATGTTGTAACAAGTTTAGTATACTTTAATGATTCTGTTGATACCGAAGAAGAATTAAACGGTCAAAATTATATTGGTGGACATCATTATTTTAACTATTTAGATATAGATTATTCTCCAAAAAAAGGTGATATATTATTTTTCCCATCCAACTACATGGCTGCCCATGAAGTTAAGCCAGTTAAAGAAGGTTTTAGATATAGTTATCTTGGATGGTATAGTCAGGGAACTCCAAATCCAGCAGTTCACGAATATGTAGCAGATCCATTAAAAGACCCAGAATTGTCAAAAAAAGCTACAAATATTTACATGCCTACACTTAGGGAAGATTTAAAGAAGCATTTATTAGAATCTGGATACAAAGAAGATTCACCACAATTTTATATTACGAAATCAAATTATTAAGGATAGTTATGAAATCAAAACACATTGGAATGGGAGTAGTAATATGCGAAGACGTAGTTGATATAGACCAGGACTTTCTTTTTGAATATATCAATTGGCTTCGCATTAATGAAGAGGAAACTTTTACTTATCATGAAGAAGACGGCGAAAAGTACGCAGTAAATAAAACTGGCTTTAAATTTAAACTACAAGATATTCAGCAAGCCCCACAAAGATTTTTAAATACAAAAGGAAAAAATTTACAAGTAGAAGTCCCTAAAAAATACATTGATTTCATTGATAGCTTAGAAGAAGCTGTTTACCAAGCATTAGTTGAATACTGTTGCTACTTTCCTGATGCAGCAACAACATCATGGTGGAGACCCACTGGACATATAGCTGGTTATGAAGATGGTCAAAGAATAGGTTTGCATTGTGATGATCAAGTCCCATATGAATGGGGTAAAGAAACCGGAAATCAAGTATCAATGCACAATAGTTCAAGTATCAATCTTTACCTTAATGATTGCGTAGCCAATCAGGAAGAAATGAATGACTATACTTATTTAGGTGGAGAAATTCATTTCCCTAATGTACCATATGTTTATAGGCCAAAAATTGGCAGTGTTGCCATATATCCATCTTCATACATTGGTAGACATGAGGTATATCCAGTAATTAGTGGTCAGAGATATGCATTTTTAAGCATAGCTTGTTATGGAACTTCTTTTGAGCAGAAAGAAAAAGTGGGGCAAGAAAATCCACATAAGTTTTGGATGCCAGAGATAATTAACGATGTTAATAAAAAAAGAACAAATAAACAATACACATTGTAGAATCGAGAAATTTATATGTATAGAGGAAATTCTTCTCAAGAAAAATTTGTAATAGAAATTTTTAATGGAAAAAAAGATGGAGTATATGTAGAATTAGGAGCTTTTGATTCTAAATTAGGAAGTAATACATTTTATCTTGAATCAGACTATGATTGGAGTGGCGTATCTTTTGAGGTATCAGAAGATAGAAAACTTGAGTTTCAAACTAATAGAAAAAATCCTTGTTTCGGAGATGCTCTTGAATTTAATTATATATCATATTTTGAAAATAATAATTTTCCAAAACAGATTGATTATCTACAGGTAGATATAGATGGCGGATACCAGGAGGATGGAAGACCTTTTGGTAATCATTATCTGAGCTTACTTGGTTTAATATCTCTTCCATTAACACAGTATAGATTCTCTATTATTACCTTTGAACACGATGCTAATATGTATTTTAGAAACTCTGCCATGAGAGATGCTCAAAGAGAAATATTAGATAGTTTAGGATATGCGCTAGTCGTAAGAGAAAAACATGAGGATTGGTGGGTTGATCCGGCAGTTTTTCCTATTAATGATTTTAGAAAATACTTAAGATGGGAGACTTTATAAAAAATGTACCCAACAGTAATCATAGAAAATTTAATAGAGGAAGATAAGCTTAATTTAATTCAGTCTTCTTTTTATGATTTAAATTTTCAATTAAATCCTTCTGCAAAACAAGAAACATATTCAACATTGCGATCTTATTCTGTAGATGAAAATTTTCCTTACTATAATTTTATAAAAAAAATAAATGAAAAAATAGAGAACCACATTAAAGCTCATTATTCTAAAGAAGTTGAATCATATACTGGGCAGTCAATAGTCAGGTATGTTGAGAATCAGTTCATAGATATGCATAAAGACTGGGAACCCAAAGATAAATGGGTTATTTTAAATAATAAAAAAACAGTTCATTTAAGTTCTGTTTTTTATTTCAATGATAATTATTCTGGTGGAGATTTAGTTTTTTATAATAATAATAAAGAAAAGTATTTTTTTATAAAACCTAAAAAAAATTGTGTTATATTATTCGACGCACTTCAAACTCACTCTACTGTTCCTATTATTTCTGGGGTAAAGTATTCTTACACAAATTTTTATACTTTAAAGGATTAAAAATGTTTAATTTAGATTTAAGTTACAAAGAGATATATCCATATATACATGTATACAATAAGTTACTTCCAGACGCTGATAACTTAGCAAGAGTTATGCGTAATTCCGAATTGCATAACGCAAACGGAATAATAAGTGAATGGAAAGATTGGTTTATATTTGGAAAATATTCCCACATAAATAGTTACGATTCTCTTGAAAGTTTCTATGAATCAAATTTTGATATTCATTTAAACGTTGAGGAAATGGGTTTAGTTGATAGAGTAAGTCAAGCAAATGTAGCAGCAATTACAAACTACATTACAAAATATAATATATCTCTTCCAGAAAATAGCTATATAGATAGCCCGAATTTTGCTAGGTACGACCAAGATGTTGATACTGGGGAGAGAAAAACAATGCAATTTCATACAGACTATGCTATTGGAGAATGGTATTGGCCTGGAGAAAAATTTTTATTGACATGTACAACTTACTTGAATGATGACTACGAAGGAGGGGAAATTGTATTTTCAGTAAAAGACGATTTAATTTTTTATAAACCTAAAGCAGGAGATATTATAGTATTTCCATCCGGCTCTCCACTATTTCCTGGAAAAGAACCATATTTTCATGCTGTGAAGATTGTTAAAAACCATAGCAAACTATTAATAAGAAACTATTTACGTCATAGTGTAGGTCCAACACAAAAGTGGATAGATGGAGAAAAAGAATACGGAAAAGATAGATGGTATGAAATAGCTAAAAAAAGATCTGAAGATCATAATTCAATCGCTTTATTTTATGAAAATGAAGAATTTGTAAATTTAGAGAATATTGATAAAAGTAGAAAAATTAACAAATACTGCTCTGGATTAGTTACCACCCTTTATGGGATAGACGAGAAAGAGTACATAAAGAAGGATGGTGTTTCGTATGAGTAAATATTTTAAAAAACGTGTTAAACCAAATAAAAGTCATTAATAATAGGATCAGCAAAAAGAATTTTTTACTTTAAATCGTTACTATAACAACAGACAATAAGGGGTATAAATGAGTCTTTTATATAATCAGTTTCTATCGTATGATGCCCCATCGATTACATATAGTGGCAATATAGGCGTTTCTCCTTCTAGTATTTTAAATCCTATTCAAATAGGCAATCCAAATATAACTTCTACTGCAATAAATAATCAATCTAACGTAACGACAATTGGTGTTATATCATATGACTTTGCTCCAAGCGGACAGATTACAGGAGTCATATCATATGACCTTGCTCCCATCGGACAAGTTGCAATGGAAGTAACATCTTCCCCCGGAACAGCTATCTTGACTTTGCAACAGATTTAACTATATATAAGATATTATTGCGCTACTATTCTATCTAAAGCTTTATTTTTGGAGATTATATGACTGCTGGAAATGTTCTAGTAAACGACACTGTAAGAATTAGGGTTAGATTTATAGATGTAGATCCAGCTACTGGTGATGAAATTGAAATTTCTCCAACTTTAGTTACGGTTAATATATTTGACTCTGAAGATGTGGTAGTAGAAACTGGACAGGCTCAAGCAGTAAGTGGATCTACCTCTTCATACTACTATGACTTTACAGCTACAATAGCGGGTGAATATAAAATAACTTTTGTTGGAACATTTGCAAATTCAACTTTTGTAAATGTAAATCAAAACCTATATGTTAGTAGTCAAACAGCAGAATACAGGCCAACAATAACTCTGTCAGCAGATGAGATTATAGCATTTGGAGCAGATATATTCCCACTTTACATAGATCCAGAAATGATTCAAAGTACATTCCCAGACGCAACAAAGCTTGAAATAGCAGAACTAATACATAATTTTTCTCAAGAAATAAATAGTATTTTTAGGATAAACTCTACAACAGCAGATCCAGTTGCTGTAATGGAAAGCTATGGCGTATCTCCTTATGGTGTAACAGAATACATTAAAGCTTCCACATGCTGTGAGCTTACTAGAGTGTATGGTTTTGGTGGAGACGATGAATTGAGTATACAATTGGCTGATTTGCAAATTACAAATAGAAATACTCCAAGAAGTAATATAACAAGATCTAACGCTACAACCTGGTGTCAAATAGCAGCTGCTTTAAGAAAAGAGCTTTTATCAAAGAGAGTCGGAATGAGAGGCGTACAGCCAAAGGGAACTCCTAGAAGAGTGACTACTCCATCTGGAGCATCATTAGACCTCCAAACTGGAGCACTTATATATATTAATGATACGAACGTATATGGCCCAAGGGACCTGTTCAGACAAGGCACAAGCGCCCAATCTGGCGTAGACGACCCCATGCCAAGCAGGGGTATAAAGAGATATGATTAATGCTAAAAATATTATTAAAAAGATATTAAGAGAATGGGGTCATGATATACTTTATCAAAGAAGAATATCTGACGATTTTACATACTCATCTGTAATGGAAAGAATAACTACAAGAAGTCAGTTAGCTAAGTCATCTAGAATTTCATCAACCTTAGAAGAAGAAACAGAAGGTTATTTTGTTAATTCTGATTTAGTATATTATTTTGAATCTTCAGTAAATCCTCAATCTGGGGATAGAATATATGAAGAATCTTTTAAAAATTTAGATGAAACAATAATTTATAAAATAGACGATTCGTACGGTGTTAGAGGACGTTTTGGTGAAATAAATTACTGGATAGTTGGAGCAACAAAGGAAACGCCAGCAGGATAATATGTTACTAGTAAGTCCAGGAACAGTAGTAGAGGTTCCATTTGTATACAGATCTGGGTACACATATGTCGATCCTGATATCAGTATAACATTATTATTTAAAAGACGGTTTTAATACAGCAGGACCGGTTATATCTGGTCCATATGTTTGGACTCCAGACTCAGGCAACTGGGCTGCGTATAGCGGTTATGCTGTAGGTTTTGAAGATAAAGACATAACTACGGTTGGTTTAAAAAGAGAATCTGAAGGTTCTTTTATAGTTAAACTAAAAATTCCAGAAAACCTTTTTGATGGAATATATACAATTCAAATAAACGCTGTAGTAGATGGACTATCTGTATCAAAAGAAATAAACGTTCAATCATCTAATGGATATCAGTCATACGAAAATTCTTTTGATTTAGGTTCAAAGTCTATAAAAATAGGTAATAGATCTTTGTATGAAAATATTGGAGATTCAACAACTCAAAATATATTATTGATAGGTCATACAGATGCTATAGAGCCCTATGGAATAGTCAAATTAAAATCTATTCAAGATGGAATAAGTATATTAAGAGGTGACACAAAGTCTCCACTACTTAGAGGCATGTTTGATGCTTATGCGTGTGGCGCTAGAGATATATACATAATGTCGTGTGGATACATGAGCGAATACATAGAAGAAGTAAGCGATAGAAATATAGAAATATTTTCTGATGACAGCTCAACGCCAAACCAATATTCTTTTTATGATTTATACCATTTAAGATTAAATGAATGCTACCAGCTGTTGAGAGATTATGAATTTTTAAATATAATAGTTCCATTAGAGACTTCAATAATAAATACTGGACTTAATAATTTTGTTGAGCAACTTGCAACACATTGTGAATTTATGCAAACAGAAACAGGCGAAGTACAATTTGGAATAATAGGTTCTAGAAATAATGGACTATCGGTATCAGATATTGATCTATTGGAAGAAAAAGATTTTAACTTAAATGTACTAGTAGACCCTAATGGATACATTATCTCCGATAAAGGTAGACATGTAATTTTAATTTACGGGGAAATAATTTTAAGCCACAAACAACTACAGGTAAGTTATTCCAGCTCACCTGCTGCAGCAGTAGCTGGAATGATATCATCTACTATGATTGACAGAGGGCTAACTAAAGCAAGAATACCAGCAGCTTTTTCAATCTATGGAGTAGACCTAAATGCTGCGCAAGTAAAAAGGCTTCAAGACATAGGAATTAATACTATAGTTAGAGGTCAAAGATCTAGAAGAGCAGCAATTTTTGACGTATCTTTAAGTAGTGATTATACTCAATCAATTAGTGAATCCTACAAGGATTGCAGTAATATTAGGCTGGTATCTTTAGTGATTAGAGAAATTCAATCTTTGGGAAATCTTGCCGTTGGTAAATTTGGATATGAAAAAATCATATCGTATGTACAAGAATTTTTATCGGCACTACAAAGTTCTAGAGTAATAGTTGACTATTCCATGGATGCTTCTGCAGATAGATACAACAAAGGAACAATCTATTTTAATATATCGATTACTTCTTCTAGAACTTTAAGGCAAATTTCTTTTAATGTTTCCACAGGTAAGGGAGCGTAATGACACAAAATGTTATAGGATTTCCATCCGCAAATAGAAACGATGTTAATTTTGATAGAGTATTTGGAGAACCACTTCAAGCAAGTGGAAATCTAAATTATTTAGAATTTGTTGCAGTAGTTAAAGCTTTGTGGGAAAACGCTTATCCAGATATCAAGATAAAACCAACACAGAGTGGTACATACGCTGACTATCCGGTAATAGTATATGGTTTAGAGTTAAGAAAATCTCACACTAGCGAACCAAAGCCAAGAACTAGAACAACCCAAACTAATAAAAATGTAGTTGTTTTCGGCCAAAGATTTCAAAATATAGTTAGCTTTACCGTCATCACTGAGGCAAGTGCAGGAGCAAAACAGGGTTCTGCAGCTAGATATTCTGGTCCAGAAGTAGCTGATAATATTATAGAAATATTTGAAGATTTCATGTTAGAACACACTCCTGTCTTTAAAAGGCTAGGCGCTTCAGAATTCGTATATTCAAGAAGGCTTTCAGATTCAGAAGAAAATAGAGACAGTACAGACATCTGCAAAAGAACTGTTACCTATATGTTGACTACTGAAAAACTATTTGCTCAAAATGTTGACCATATTGAAAGTATAGTTTTGGACGTTAGAAGGTATATGTCTTATGAGAAATCTATATGGGATGAAGCGCAAAGGGGTGCTACTCCAAACTTCTCTGGAACAGAATTAAGAATAGTTGACTTATATGGAAATTCTACTCCCAATACTTAATCTAGTTTGTTTTTACATCTTGCCCATTACTATATTGTCTGAAGTAAAATATTAATCTGCCGCAATCGGAGGTCTAAAGTCTAATGGCTCTACCAGGTGTAAAAACAGTAATTAAAGATCGCTTTTATAGCATCGCAAGACAGGATATTCCTGTCGGACCAAAAATTTGCCTTATCGCTCGCAGGTCTACTGCTGACAATACTGGTAATGTAAAGAATTTAGACGTTGTTCAAGCAACTACAGAGCAAGACGTCATAACTGCATTTGGAGAAAATTCAGATGCACATAAAGGCTATTTTGAGCTTGTAGCAGGAGGCGCTGAAAGAATTTTTATCGTCCCACTTCCTAGCGATACAGTGTGGAACTACAGCACAGGTGCAGTAACAAGTTCAAGCTTTGGAGGAAGTGTTTTTGACGCTTGCTTCGAAGCAGCAGAAGCAGTACAGCCAGACATCATTATCCCTTGGGGTAGAGGCGCTAAGAATACAGACTTTGACTACAGCGCAGGTGCTTCACCAGACTGGCCAGGAAATGTTTATGGCTTTGTAGCAGACAATGTTGCAAGCTCAAACAGCTTCGTTGTCAAAGTGGGCGAAAAGGTAAAAGCAATTTCAGAAAATTCATTTCCATGCTTTGCAGTTATGGGAGTAAAGCCATACGTAGATGGCTCTTCACAAATCATGACACCAGGAGAAGTATCAACTCATGTTGGTTCCGCAGGATTGTCTGCACTTATATCGAGAGATGATTCAGGATTCCTTGCAGGTGCAGCTAATGATGGCTACAGCAAGTATGTCTCAGTTATAATTGCAGAAGTTAAGCCAGTAAATTATCCAATTGAATGGGGTTTCGCTAATGGAGCAACTACATTTGCAGCTGCAATCAGTAGAATGGCGTCTTTTAGTTCACCAGTTAATAAGATAGCTTATAACATTGCATCTATTAGATACAACCCAACTAGAACTCAGCAACTCATATTGTCAGATAAAGGCCTTAACTTTATTGCTCTTAACTTCAATAAAGTACCGACTTTTATTGAAGGCAATACATTTGCTCCATCTGGATCGGATTATACAAGAATCTCTACATTTAGAATTATATCAGAAGCGTCTACTCTGGTCAGACTGGTATGTCAAAAGTTTGTTGGTGAAGCATCAACGCTTCAAACTAGAAACTCTATGGAGACGGCGATTACTTCTGCGTTAAGAGGGATGCAACAATTGGGTGCCTTGCTGGATAGTGACTTTATTGTAAGTTACTCTCCAGCAGAAAATAAGGCGTTTATTGATCTTGTATTAACACCAGCATTTGAACTCAAGAACATTGAAGTTCAAGTATCTATAAGCATATAAAAAAAATACCGATTTGGAGGGTATATAAATGGCAGAATATGAAGGCTCAGTTAATAAGTATCTCAATACTTATACTACATTTTCCGGAGCAGATATCGTAGCTACTTTTGGTGGCATTGAAATCGGAGCTCTATCTGGAATCACTTTCTCAGTTACTAGAGAAAAAGCACCTATCTACACAATGGGTTCACCAAACCCACGTTCCTTTTCAAGAGGAAAAAGAGGCATTGCAGGATCATTAATCTTTACAGTTTTTGATCGTCCAGCTCTTTACAACATGCTTGACGCAAATGCCTCGAGCAATGAACCTATGAAGTTCTTTACCAGAAAGAGTAATACTCTTCCAGGTACCGTAGGGCACAAGAGAGGTATAGCAGAATTTGACAAGCAACAACTTGATGTAGTTAGCCAAGTGCCTTTTTATGCAGACCAAATTCCCCCATTTGATATTACAATTACTTTTGCTAACGAATACGGCCAAGGTGCAGTAAGATCAATTTTTGGAGTTGAACTTTTGAATGAAGGCTCTGGAGCTTCTATGGACGACATTGTCATTGAAGAAACGATGACTTATGTAGCCCGTGAAATCGGACCTATGTATAAAATTTCTGTTGACAAATCACTATTGAACAACGACCCAGAGGCGCAAGCCACCGAATTAACTCTTAGAAATCTCATTAACACAGGCGCAGTTGATCCTAGCGTTGGCAGGAATACTTCTTCGATAATTAGACCTGGTTAGTATTTGTAAAATATAATTAAAGATATGGGGACTGGATTAAACTCTGGTCCCCATATTTATTTGTAAAGGAATAATCGATGGCAATTGGCCCCGTGTATGATCGACATCCAGTAAGTAAACATAGACGAGAGCAGAATCTTCCAGATCCTTTTTCTAATATGTCTTTTTCTGGAACTGATATATCAGCAGCAATGTTGATTCCAGCTATAAACAGAGAGACTGGCAACGCAGAAGGTACTGATATTCTAGAGCTTGGCGAGCTGCAAACAATATCATATTCAATGCATAGAGAGAACTCTCCAGTAAGGACTATAGGACATGTTAACCCAAGGGGATTCGTAAAAGGCAGTAGAACTATAGCTGGTTCTTTAATCTTTACAGTATTCAACGAGTATGCTTTCTATAGAATTAAAGAGTTTCGCCAAATTATGTCTGAAACAGGACTTTTTTTTGCCCCACTAGCAGACATGCTTCCTCCATTTGATGTAATATTATCATTCTTCAACGAATATGGTTTAGCAGCTAAAATGAAGATATATGGCATTACTATAGTGGATGAAGGACAGACTATGTCTGTTGATGACCTTATTACAGAACAAACATACACGTACATGGCTAGAGGTATTCAGCCAATGATGAGCGTTGAAGATGATCCACTTCTTTTGCCAACTGATCAAAGAGAAGCTCATGAAAGAAGACAAGAAAATTTCTTTGGGAACAATAGTGGATTGTATACTAAATTAATTGATAGAATTATTCCACCAACTGGATTTCAATAAAGGATTTTTAAATGCCAGAAAGTATTTATCGGGTCTGCTAAATCTAGTTATGCTTCAGACTATGAACCAGATCGAAGGCCCTATAAGCCCTATAGACCTTATAGTGCATATCTGCCAGCAGACTTACAAGAAAAGCTTTATGGAAAAGGCGGCAGTCTTCCTCCAGCAACTATTAGGACTGGACCATCTTACGACCCATTAAGTGCAGATATAGACACTCAGTGGGCTGGGAAAACAAGCGATGGACAAAAGTTTAATAGCTACTATGATTATTATTTTAGTGGCGAAGACGTAAAAGTATATATAGATGGACTATTTGATCCTGAACATGAACTTGACATTGCATCCTTTTCTTTTGTAATTAAACAAGAAAAACAACCGCTGTATGGTTTTTGGTCATATAACTACGATGCCATGATGGTAGGCAGCAGATTGATAACTGGTGAGATGGTTGTATACACTAGATATCCGGGAAGAATGAGAGACCTTCTTAGTTCTGCAGCGGAAGAAAGAGTTTTGTTTAACAGCGATAAACCAGGAGTATCAAGAATTCAGTCTTATCTAAGTGGCAATAATGAACAATCTTTAGATGACGAAAAAAATCTTCAAAGATACTGGAATAGATCTAATTTAGACAGACTTACAGCCGACAACGATAAAACTGATAAAAGAAATATATTCAGTTCTCATCCACCGTTTAACTTTATAGTTAAATATGGAACACAAGAAGGTTCAGTCAGTACAATAAGTAGAAATCTAGGGACCGACTCAGGTGACAATTTTGAAACGCTAGATAGATTAATGGCTACAGATTATAATGAAAGATTAGTAAAACCATCTAAGGTTAATACCGGAATGGATATAGTTTTGCAAGATGTTCATTTAACGAGTATGGGAACATCAATTGCGCCTGGTGGTCAGGTCATGGTTGAGAGCTACCAGTTTATATCTAGAGATATGTATATTTCAAGTGGCAATATTAGAAATACTGACCAATCTGTATTTTCAGCAGTTGATTCCACAGGAATTGAAAAGACTCCAGAAAACAAAATCCAGCCACCATTGTCGGCAGAAAGAATAACGCAGCTAAAACAACTTTTCGATGCCTATCCAGGTGTGCTATAATTGTGTTATAATGTAGATAGAAAAATGTTTAATTTAAATTAGGAGAAGAAAATGGCCCAAGGAAGAAAAGTAATTGTTAAAAATTCTCAAGAGCTTGCAGAGCAGTCAGGTGCTGACGAAGCATACATCGCAGAAGAAGTAGCTGCAGATCAAGAAGATTTCAGCGAAATGCAGGCAGCTGCAGATTTTGTAAATGAAAATCCAACTACAGTAGAAGATCTTGCTGATGATGAATTGATTTGGCCAGATGGACCAACTGCTGGGCAAATCAAAATGTGGAAGAAGGAATACGGAGATGTTTACGTAACTTCTATCACTTTTGATAAGCACATTGCTTGGAGAACTCTTTCTAGATTAGAATACAAGAGCCTTGTAAGAAAGATGGAACAGCTAGTAGAAGCTGGGCAACTTTCTTCTTCAGAAGCAAATCTTTGGAACGAGGAAGCTATCGCAGAAATTTGCATATTATTCCCACAATACGATAGGCAGTCCATTACAGCAGACCTTGCTGGATTGCCCTCATTGATCTCTCAAGAGGTGCTAGAGGCATCTGGATTTGTAGCCCTAGAGGTTCGACAGCTCTAAAAAATGTTAGACTCAGACCTGTTATATGAATTAAAAAAACAGCATGGTTCTTTGTTTCAAACTTCAATTAAAAACCAGGTAGTTGTTTTTAGAGAGCTAAAATTTTCTGAGTTTGATAGAATAGCTGAACATCAACTATCTGGAGATTATACAAATCTAGATATAGAAGACTTTATAATAAAAAGTGCTGTAGTATACCCATTGGAGTTTGATACAGACAGACTTCCAACTGGAATGATATCTTCTCTAGCTGATGAAATATTACAAGAATCTGGCTTTTCTTCCGCTAAAAAAGCTAAAAATGTTTTAGAGTCAAAAAGACAACAAGCTTCTGAAGTAAGAAGCTTAATGAAAGCCTTTGTTTTGGCTACTATATCTACATACTCTGCTGAAGATTTAGACAATATGACTTATACAAAGTTGGCAGAAAATGTAGCTTTGTCTGAAAAAATAATAGAAATTAAACAAAATATTCTTGGGATACAACCAACAAATGTAACCATACAATTGGTTGACCCTGAAGAAGAGGCAGAAAAACAAGAAGACTTTGCTAAGAGATTCAATCAATCTAGAGGCGCTGGAGAAGCAGTTTATCAAGACCCAGTTGCTCAAAAATTATGGGGAATAAGATAAGAAAGGATCACTAAATCATGATTAGAAATCGTGGTCCTATATCTACGCTTGGGTACAACCTTACCTCTAGGGATCTTCCAGTTGAAGAGGGAGAGACAGAGGGTCCAAGTCCTAACTCTGGACATATAGCAAAAGCGCTTAACGGTCATCCCGTTATGCGCTTTTTTGCTTCCGCTACAACAGCGTTAGTAGTCACTCACGTAGCTTCTAAGTTTGTTTCAGCTGGAGGAATAAAGCTTGCTACAAAGATACAAAAAGCATCGACTTCAAATGGACAATATGCTGGAGTAGCTACTAGGTTCATTGAGAGTGCTGGTAAGATAAAGAAGGCTCTAGACGAGCTAGAAGGCGTACACAGGAGCGTTGATGGAGTTGATCCGTCAGATGTATATTCTAAATTAGTTTTTGAATCTGGTGGAGAAAGACTAAAACAAAATTTAGATAGAGTAACTGGTGGAAGGTTTCTATTAGAGGCTGGTTCTTATCTTACGACTTCTGAAATTAGAGCAGCAGGAAAAGGCATAACCCATGAACCACCAGCCGTATGGACGATCAAAGATGACATACAACAACTCTTAACCAGAAGAGCTAGAAATTTAGCTGTTGAATTGCCGGCTTTGTACGTTGCCCAAAGAGCCGTTACAGAGCCACTGTATGGTGATGGCAATAGAAAAGATAGAGGCAAATGGTATAACCCAGTAGATGTTATATCAGACTTTGCTAAGCAGTCAACCATAAACATAGCAAGCATGTTAACTCCATTGGAACTTGGTGGAGCAGCACTTTCTAGAGCTAAGTTTCTTGCATCAGCTCCTTATTCTAAGAATCCAAATTTAGTTTTAACCGCAAAACAAACTAAGTTATCTGAATCATTCCTAGATATCAAAACTATCCTTGGCAGTTTTGGCCAAGACATGCAAAAGGTTCTGACTGGATTAACAAAAAACACAACAGCCTTAGGGGTTGCTTTTAGCTCTGCAGCGGATACGGTACAAAACTCTCCTGGAAGCTCAGTTTTTGCTCTTCAACAAGCAAGAAGAGGTGGACAAAAAGCAGCACAAGCAGCTTCCGATAGAGGTGCTGGAAAATTACAAACCGCTGCTGCGTCAGTAAAAGGTTATCTATTTGGTCATCAAGTCAAAAATCCTTTAGACATAGACAGTGGTCAAAGATTCCAGGGTGCAATAGATGCAATTCCAGCTTTAAGAGGAACTACATCAGCATTTTCTAATTTTAGAACTAATTTTAGAACAGGAAAAATTGCATATGACGTACTTGGTGGAGCACTAGCATATGATGAAGCTCTTCGTAAAGTAAGTGGATCAGTAAGCGGAGGTCCTGCAGGGACAGGGCAAGAACTTCTTAAAACAGCAATATCAAACATAAGAGATTTACACACTAGTAAGTTTTCAGATTTTTCAACTTCTTTACTTCAGGGAATGTTTGGAGCTGGAAGCGTAAATAAAGGTTTGACTTCTGGTGACTTTGGCAAAAACATGCAGGAGCATGAGTACAAGAAATATCTTAGACATCAATTAGTTAATAGTGGAGTTAGTAAAGATACAGCATCAAGGTTTGTTCAATCGGTAGGCGTAGGTGAAATCCCAGGATCTCTTGGTGGAGCTACAAACGTTACAAGAAGATTGCGCTTAGGCACACAAGAAATTGTAGATGATAATAATGTAGATGATTTTTTTCAACAATTAATAGACAGAACAAGTCATACAGCTGGTTATGCTGATCCATCTTTTACAAAAGATGCTTTGGCAAATTCTATTGAACTAACAGACATACTTTTTGCGCAAAAACAATTTAGAGAAACTCTAGAAGCTAAAATATCAAATTCATGGGCTAAGGTTTATGACAGTCATGTTGAGACTGGAAGAAGTTTAGTTAGACCACAAAAGGTAAGTTATTCTGATTTTGCAGGAGATGTTACTCCAGATAAAGCTGACTATTTAGCTAGATCAGTTGCCGATACAATGGGCATAAAGCTTATTGATAAAGATGGTAGAAGACTTTCAAAAAATGTAATTGGAGACAGTTTAGCTAAACGTGGCATAAACGTAGAAGATACTGGACAATTAAGAGCATATCTAATAGAGAATAGGAGAATGACTTCTCCTGTACATGGAGATGGATTTAATGTATTTGGATTAAAACCATTATTAATTGACGAAGCTTTTCAAAAGGGTTTATTTAGTCGCCTAGAAGACGACCAAAAAAATGTTATTGAAGAATTAGCTACACAAATAGCCAGGACAGATCCTTTGTCTTCTACGATAGGCTACTCACAAATGAAAGGCGTTTACCAGACTAGATCTGGAGAAGTTTTAGACACAACTAGAATAACAGGAATGCTATCAAGAGGTGTTGATTTCCTGAGAGATAATACACAAATACCTGTCCTTAAATTTAACCCGCTTGATATGATTGGCCAAGGCGGTGCTCAGGGTATAGATAAAAGAAGAATGTTTGAATACACAGAAGGTTTTTCTGCCCAACCTTTTGGCAATCTTGGAGAAGAAACTCCTAACCTTTATATATTTAGTCAAGAAAAAAGAGGGTTTTTTGGAGCAAAGGGAAGTATATCACTATTATCCAATGATAGTAATGGATCT